TTGTGTATTTGATTCAACCAGTATAACGCCTTATCTGGCCGATTATGATGATAGCGTTAACGTAGACGCATCTACGGCCGGAAGCAATTTATCACTAAGCACCCTTTATTATTCGTCACTCTCTAGAGTCGGTAATACGCTTACATGGGATATTTATACTGACTCGGGCAGAACGTCTCTGTCACAAAGTATTAGTATGACGATAAGCAATACTACAGCGTCATACGACGAAGCTTATGCGGAGAGCTCCTATAATTGGGGTGATACAAGCGCAACAACTTACTTCGTTCAGAATTTAGATTATAAAGAAGGTGGCGGTGGCGGAAGAATTATGGGAAGTTTAGCAGGTGTCGGTGGTTTAGCCGGTGCTGGCGGAATCGCCGGAATAGGCGGAGGATTAGCAGGATGAGTGATTTTGTATTAGGTGAGACATTAGATTTTAAATTTACGACGCGAGCCTTTGCAACTGGGGTTCCTACCGTGTTGGCTGGCACACCAGCTATACAGATATACGAGGATAATTCTGTTACGCAGATTACAGCGGGAATTACTTTAACAGTCGATTTTGACTCTGTTGTCGGATTAAATAATCTTCGAGTTGTTGCTACTGGCGGCAACGGATTTGAAACAGGTAAATCGTACCAAGCTGTTATTACCACTGGAACCGTTGGTGGTGTATCAGTTGTCGGCGAGGTTGTTCAGCAGTTTTCAATACAAAGAGCGCCGGTTAATTGGGCTAAAGTATCTAACCCAACAACAGCCGTTGACTTATCTGGCACAGATATTCAGTTAGTTGACACAACAACAACAAACACAGATATGGTAGCAGCAGCACCAACAGCCGCAGCTATCGTTAATGAATGGGAAACACAGTCACAAGCAGATCCAACTGGATTCCATGTAAATGTATTAGAGGTAGGCGGCACAGCACAAACGGCTAACGATAACGGCGCCGATATTAATACATTATTAACTCGAATTGTAGGCACATTGGCAGCAGGCACACACAACCCAGCAAGCACAGCGCAATTAGGCGCATTAACTGATTGGATTAATGGTGGCCGTTTAGATTTAATCCTAGACATCATAGCAGCAGACACCACAACCGATATTCCTGCCTTAATAGCCACAGCACAAACAGACCTCGATACTATTACAGGTGCAGACGGTGCAGCTTTAGCAAGTACACAACAGTCAATTACTTTCCAGCCTATTGTCGTGACAGCAGGTGACGCAATAAATAATATTACATTAGCTGGTACAGGCACATCAGACGGCATAGCTTTTACTCGTTCAGGTGCAGGTGATCCATTTGACACTAATTTCATTGGTCAAATAAATGCAACGGTAGATACAGCTTTGACAGATTATGACGCTGCAACGGGTACAGAATTAGCAGCAACAGAGGCTAAAATAGATATTATTGATACTAATGTTGACGCTGTATTAGTGGACACAGCAGATATGCAGCCTAGAGTTGCAGCTATCGAGACGGATACTAATGAATTACAGACAGATGATGTGCCCGGATTAATTGCAGCAACAGAAGCTAAAATTGACACGATAGACGGCATTGTGGATAACTTGAACCTCGGCATTATTTATGGTGCAGCCGCAACGGGCACGCTATCAACCACACAAGCAACCTCTGATTTAACCGGATACACAGACGATCAATTGATAGGTCGCATAATTATCTGGACATCTGGGGCGTGCGAGGGAGAAGGAACCGATATAACTGATTATGCTAGCGCAAGCGGCCTATTAACCTTTACCGCATTGACAACCGCGCCAAGCAATACAGACACATTTAAGATTGTGTAAATGGCATTTTCTGGCGCACAAGAAACCCGATTAGGGCTTTACGGTGGCCAAAGGTCGCTGTATGGCTCATTTTCAGGTAAGGCAGCTTCACCACCTGTTTTCAGTGGCACTATTGCTGATATATCAGTAAGCGCTAACACTGGCACATACCAATACGACTACAGCGGAAATTTTACAGGCGCTACAAGTTACTCAATAGCTCCAGCAGTAGAAGCTGGCTGGTCGTTTAATACGTCCACCGCTATTCTAGAGATAGATACAGACGCTTCTGGTGTTTTTGGAGCTTATGTTGTAACCGGCACGAATATAACGGGCAGTGATGCCTCTAATGCGTTTTCTGTTTCTGTAACTGCGGTTGTAAGCGATTCTCCGTCCGGCGGTTTCTTTGATTACCCGCTCGACAGGCCAAGATTAAAGCCGAAAAAGAAAGAGGACGAGAAAGCGGCGGTTATTATCGAGCAAATAGCTGAGAAAATAGCTTTAACACCGATAAAAGAAACAAACAAAGATATTGAGATGGCTTTAAGGTTAAAGCTTGAGATTGAACACGTAACCTATAAAAGATTATACCTTCAGTGGACTAAGCAACAAATTAAAGCAGAAGAAGTAAGAATTAAACGTAAGAAAAGAAGAAACGAAGATGAGATGATAATAATGCTGCTTTTGCATTAGTATCAGATTATGCTAAAATTCAAACATACCGCAGCTACCGTCGTGAGACAGAAGCGCTAAGCGGATAGTAATGTTGAGAAACATAACTTTAAGGAGCCAATAATGGCCGAAGAAGAAACCGGAACAGCGCCGGATAATGCTGATGAAGTCGCAGAAGCGATAACTCCCGAAACTGAGCAGACCTCAGAAGATACCTCGACCGAGGATACGGCAGGCGAAGCCGTAGAGAAGCAGGAAGAAACCGCGGAAGTTGTGGAGAAACCTAAAGCTGATCTAAAGCAACGAAAAATTGCAAAGCAAGCTCGTGAACTTAGAGAGATGAAAAGGCAAAACGCCCAACTTGCGAGAGCCGTAGAAGAGCAGTCAAAAGCTGTTTCTAGCTCACAAAAGAAAGATGTTATGCCTAAAATCGAAGATTTTGATTCTATGGATGAATACCTTGATGCAAGGGACGACTTTAGAGATTCAAAACGTGAAGCCAAGAAAGAAACGAAAACGGAATCAACCCCAGCTTCTGACTCTTTCGATGAAATGGTTTTACATGGCGCGGATAAGTATGAGGATTTTGAGGATATTATCACAACAAGTGATTCTAAAATCTCGCCCACCATGGCTGATTCTGTGCTTGAGATAGATGATCCAGATATTCAGGCTGATGTTGCATATTTTTTATCAACGAACCCGAAAGAATCTGCGAGAATCGCCAAACTCTCTGAAAGACGACAAGCAGCGGAAATAGGTAAACTTGAAATTAAAGTACAAGCTAAGCCAGCCGCTAAAAAACAGGTGTCCAAAGCACCACCGCCTATTAAGCCTGTTGGAGGCACTAAAACTGCTAACAACAATGAAATCAAGGACAGTATGAGTCCAGATGATTTTATAAAGGTTAGAAATAAGCAATTAGGACGCTCATAAACTAATTAACTGTCGGGAGACAGCAACATGGCAAATTCACTATTAACCATCGACATGATCACGAATGAGGCTTTGCGCCTTGCTCATGAGAAAGCGTCGTTTATCGGTACTATTAACCGTCAATTTGATTCAGACTTTGGAAAAAGCTCTGGTAAAGTCGGCGATACGCTCCGTATTCGTTTACCTTCACAATACACTCGTCGTCAAGGCAGTCGTGTTATGGATGTTCAAGACGCAGAAGAGCAAAACACATCTTTAATAACAGCAACGCAAGATGGTGTTGATATGAAATTTAACTCTCGTGAGCTTGCTCTCGATTTGCAGAATTTCTCAGACACACACATTAACCCGGCTATCTCTGCGCTTATCTCAGGTATTGATTCAGACGTGTTACAAGGCTGTACTAAATTAACGTATAACGTAGCAGGCACAGCAGGTACACCCCCTGTCGATTTAGCTTCAACTGGCGCAGCTCGTGCAAAACTTAACCAAAACTTAGCACCTAAAGATGGAAACCGTTTTATTCAAATGGACTCTGTGACTATGGGTGGTCTTGTTAATGGTTTGAAAGGTCTTTTTCAAGATTCGGAACAAATCAAAAAGCAATACCGTGAGGGCATGGTAGGTCGTACTGCAATGGCTGATTTCTATGAAAATGAACGTGTTTGGACAATGACTAATGGTGCTGACGTAGTTGGCGCAATCAATCAAGCATCTTTCACTGACGGCATGACCACAATGACTGTTGATGGCTTAACGGCTGCTCCTACGGTAGGCTCTGTATTTACTATCGCTGATGTATATCAGGTTCACCCTGAAACTAAAGCGGCATATAGCCATTTACAGCAATTCACTGTTACAGGTTCACCAACTACAACGTCAATTAGCTTCTCGCCTGCTATTTACTTTAGCAACGGTACTAATTATGCACGTCAAAATGTTGATGCAGTTCCAGTAGATAGCGCGGCACTTACTTTTGTAGGTTCTTTGTCTACGGGTTATGTTCAGAACTTAATGTATCACAAGGATGCGTTTACTTTTGCAACAGCAGAACTTCCAATGATGGCAGATGCAGCTAAATGCTCTATCAAAACTAAAGACGGTATCAGTGTTCGTTGCTGGCAAGCGTCCGATATACGAAATGATGAGATGTTAACCCGTCTTGATATTTTGTACGGTTATGCCGCTATTCGTCCTCAATGGGCTTCACGGATTACGTCATAGGAGAAATTATCATGGCTTTATCTTCAAATCTCGAACAGCTTTCTTATAAATCACCAGACGGCTGCGTTGCTAAAGGCTTGCATCAAGATGTTATTGCGGCAGGCGCAACAAAAACCCTAACGGCAGAGGACTCTGGTTCTTTAGTTTTGTTAGACACGGCGGCAGGTAGTGTTATTACTTTACCTACACCAGCGGAAGGCATTCATTTTGATTTCGCGGTCAGTGTTTCGGTTACATCAAACAGCCATATCATTGGGGGCGCTGCTGGCGAATTCCTAATGGGTGGCATACAGATGATGATCGACACAACGGCAGTGAGTGAAGGTCAGTTTTTAGACGGGGCAACTCATCTAACATTGACGCATAACGGCTCTACCACTGGCGGTCTTATCGGTACAAACTATCGTTTTGTGGGCGTTAGCGCTACACAATGGATGGTTACTGGTTTATGTGCAGGTTCAGGCACATTAGCAACTCCAGCGACAACTTAACGTTGATGACTCCCTTTCGGGGGAGTCTTTTTTAAAGGAAAATAAATATGCAAGTTTATCAAATACACCCAGAACACGGCCGCCATATCGCACAAACAAGCGTGGAAGCCAAAGCCAATATCGCAGAGGGCTGGAAAACCATCACTGAGAAAGCCTATAAAGAAGGTATTGCAGCAGAATTAAAGAAGAAAAACAAACAGATGATTGACGACCAAAAAGCAGCCTTGGACAAGAAAGCAGCAGAATTGGATGACTAATGGCTATTGTCACGGAATCAGCCGCACTTACTACGACAACCGCGAATGATTTAATTACTCGCGCTTATCGTATCTTAGGCGATACAGGCGAAGGCGAAGCCCTTACAGCATCACAAGCTAGTGATGGACTAGAGGCGCTTAACTCAATGCTAGACAGCTTTTCTATTGAAAGGCTAATGATATATCATATCAGGCAAGAGTCGCTTACATGGCCAGCTAATACGGCTAGTCGGACGATTGGAGCCGGCGCTGATTTTGACACCCATAAGCCCGACAGGATTGAAAACGGCACTTATTTTCAAGACTCAAATAATATCGCCTATCATGTTGACGTAGTAAGAAACCGCGCTGTTTACGATAATATTTATGATAAAACCGTAACATCAACTTATCCTAATTTACTAATGTATGATCCATCGACCACATGGGGAACGATGTACGTTTATCCCGTCCCTAGCGCGTCCATCACTTTAAAACTTAACTCTTGGCAGCCCTTGCAAATATTTGACTCGTTGACGGAGGCTTTAACATTGCCGCCCGGTTATCGTCGAATGATTCAATATAACCTTGCTGAAGAATTAGAGGCTGAGTCTGGTTTAGTTTTACCGCCGGGCGCTCGCAGAATCGCAGCTAAATCAAAGGCCGCTGTTAAAAGACATAACGATTTACCCATTCTTTCACAAACAGAAACCTCTTATGTTCTACATGGCCGAGGTCGCTCTGATATTGTGGAGGGTACTCAGTGAGAGCAGAGCACCCGCTTTTTGGTTTAGGTTTACAGTCTAAATCTCCTAATGTCACAGCAAATAAGCTGATAAATGCGTATTATGAATTTCAAAAAGAGAAAGACCGCACTCGAGTCGCTATTTATGGAACTGCTGGGTTAAGCTTATTTATTAATAACGGCGATACTCCGTGGCGCGGATTACTCCCTTTTTCCCCTAACAGCCTTTTATATGGCGTTCATCGCGGTACATTTTACGAGGTTAATAATGCTGGCGTTATCACTGCAAGAGGTACGATAGGCACAACAGAGGGACGCGTTGATATTTGCGATGACGGGACAATTATTACCGTTGTTGATGGGTCTGAGATTTACACTTATGACACCTCTAGCCCCGCCACACCTATTGCAGCGGTTACGGACGCACAAAGACCCACATCACCCAATACGTGCGCCTTTCAGGGGCAGCGAATACTTACCGATGAAGATTTAACCGGCAAAATAAAAGGCGCGGCATTAACCGATCCAACGGCATGGGCGGCTTTAGATTTTTTCACTGCGGAATCAAACCCAGATAACGTAGTAAGGGTGATTAATTATCGAGGAACGATCGTTGCTTTTGGTGATTATACAACAGAGTTTTGGTCGAATGTGGGTGGCTCTGGTTTTCCTTATGCCAGAATATTGGGCGCAGACATTGAATATGGCCTAGCGGCAAGATGGTCTGTAGGTCGTTTTGCTGGAACGTTTGCTTTCTTGGCTAAAAATAGAGAAGGTCAATCGATTGTTGCAATATTAAATGGGTATAACGCACCGACTCGCATATCTAATTTTGAACTAGAGAACACCATTAACAATTATTCTTCTTTAGCGACAGCATCAGGTTTTGGTTATATGTTGGGTGGGCATCCCATGTATCAGCTTAATTTCCCCGCCGATGGTAAATCATGGCTGTATGACGGCTCAACGCAATATTGGTCTGAGCTTCGTTATGGCGCAACCGCAAGACACCGCGCAGAAATTGGGGTTGATTATTTGAATCAGACTATCTTGGCGGATTATGAGAACGGAAACCTTTACAAACTTGATGCTGATGTTTACACAGATAATGGCGAGAATATTCAAACCGTTTTACGTGGTCGGCATATTGCCAAGCAGAAAAAGAAAATAAGATTTACCCGTCTTGAGTTGGGCTTTGAGCCAGCAACAACAACAGACCAAACAGCCGAGCCGGTGGCTGCGTTAAAAATATCCAAAGATGGAGGCCATTCTTTTGGCGCAATACTTTTCCAGAAAATGGGCAAAGTGGGTGAATATTTAACGCGCTGTATTTGGCGAAACATTGGCGCTGGTCGAGATATTGTCCCTGAAATTACTATTTCTGAACCCATTAAAAAGGTAATAACAGAATGCACACTGATTACTGAGGACGGTACTTCGTGATTGACACGCCGACACAAACCCCTTTTGATGAAAACGGGCAACCAAGTCGAGCATGGATTGAATGGGCGCAAGCTATTGCCAGAGGCACAAAGTACCAAGGCTCGGACACAACAGCCAATAGGCCGGTAA